GGAGAAAATTGCCGGGTCACTGACCGGCACGACATCAAGCGGGCCGTCAAAATCGGATGGATCGATCTCCAGCCCGTCAGATTGGGCCGCAATGTCCTCTTCGGTCAGATAGGCCGAGTTGATCCGGTGCAAAATCTTGAAACACCGGGCCATCGAGTTGTGCAAACGAGCATGAATGCTTGAAAACACCACCATGCCCTGCTCGATCAGGGCCATCGTAGTGCCGACAGGCTGGTTGGCGTTCTGGTCGCTCAGCTTCTCGAAGGAAGTCTGGATGACGCCCTTACCGGCATCCACCAAAAACCCCAAAAGCTGGAACAGCGTCGGGCTCGGCGGGTTGAACGGCATCGGCATGGCGATCTTGCGGACGTCGTCGACAAGCGCACCGCCATCCATCTCGACCACTTCGGTCGGCTGGAGGTTGATCGTCTGCCCGCCAGGGCCACCCTTGAGCTTCAGTAGGGTGGGGATGTTCTGGATGTGGGCACTATCCAGCAACGCACGCAGGGCACCTGTAGCGGCTCCTGAGAGGCCGCCAATCATATGCGTCAGGCCGATGGGATACGCACCGCGCCAGGGCACGAACGGGAACTCGACGATCCAGTCCAGTTCCTGATGCCGGGCATCATCCGGCTCCCAGTTGCGATAGAGCGCCAGGGCCTCGCCGGTCGACTTGTCGACGCTCAGAATGTAGGGGCAAAGATCTTCGTCTTCGATGTCAAGGTAGGTGTAGATTTCAAAGATGGTCCGCAGGCCATCTTCGTTGTAGCTGGTGGACTTCCGACCCTCGATCTTGTCGTTAGCAATCGTCGCCTTGCTGAACTCGGGATCATCGGGATACCCAAGGTCAACGTCGACATACATGCCCGCCTTGACGCGCTTCAGGTACTCCATCTTCGTGATGTACTGCACGTGCGTCTTGCGCTCGGCGGTGTAGAAGTTCGTGGCCGCAAACGGCAGATATACGTCATCAATCGGCACAAACTCGGCCTGCGGACGACGGTGCTGCGGGTTCCACATGAATTTGAGGTATTGACCGCCACCGAGCGGAAGCTGCGTGCTCAATTGCTCCAGTTCGCTGCGGAACTCGGGCATCTGCTGCGTGGTCTGCCAGTTCATGAAGGCAGCCTTGCGCTCGGCTTTTTCTAGCTTGGCTTTATCCGCTTCGCCGTAAATTTTGCTCTTTACCGGCCCGTTCGACGGAAAAATTTCTTTCATGAATCGTGCGGAAAAATCCACGCAGGCTTCCACCAGCATCGGGTGGACAACCTTGTTTGCGCCGCTGAACTGAGCACCGCCGGGCGCATCGTCGCCCAGGCCGGTACGCCGCAGTCCTTCCTCGTACAGCTTGTCCCGCTTCTCGCGGGCTTCCTTGTCGCGCTCGATCTTCTCGAGCAGGTCGCTGACAACGTCCTCTAGAGCCGCCTGATCGACCTCTTCGACAATGTTTGCGAAGTGCTCGAGGTGGCGCTTCTCATCCTTGTTGTTCTCAAGCCGGATGATCGCGCCACCGTCTTCGGTATCCTCGACCTCGAGATTGTCCTCGTCATCGAGTTCAATCATCTCGCCGGGCTTGTCGTCGTCATCGTCTTTGAGAGTGTCAGACATATCCAGCCTCGATTTGATTGGCGAGCGCGTTTACCGCGTCGGGATCATAGATAGCAGGTTGAGCACTGACCGCGCCACCCTCGGCATATTTGTGTTCAAGCTGAGCGAGACCGCCTTGGGCATAGCGGCGAGTGATGTCGATGATCTCGGGGTCATAGATCACATAGTTCCGAGAACGCGGGGCAATTTCTGCCGTGCGGCTACCGGGCTCCAAATAGGTAAGCCCTTGGATACCGGCTTCACGCAAACGATCCGAAACTTCGGCGGGCGTGGCTGTATCGGCACCAATCACATCACCAGCAAAAAAACTGTTTCTGCGAGACCTATTCATTGCGCCATAAATCGGTGTTTCTTCGGGGATGCGTGATCCCAGAGAACGCAGGGCGTCTTGTACGGGACCGGGCTGTTGCGAACGCGGCAGATACCAGTCCATCAACCTGTCGGGTGATGCGTCAATATCGACTTCGTAAATGCGACCACTTGAAGGTTGAGACAGCTTGTCGCGGATGTTCCGAGCGGTGTCTTCGGCCTCGCCAAGATACAATCCGTGCGTATATGCCTGAGCGCCTGTACCCGTGCCAATTTTATCCATGCGCAACCGGCCCAGCGGGTAATCCCGCAAAACCTCTGCACCTTCAGGCACGTCAGGCAGGCGATCTGTCGCACCAACCATGAACTCGGTTTCGCCGCCAGGACGCCGGATAAGGCGTTCGGCTGCAAATTCGTGCGGGCTGCCGTGATAGGCCCGGATCAACCGACGCAGCCCACCAGCTTCCGCCTCGCTCGGCTCCATCGCCATCAAAGCCGTCGAACCGGCCAGCCGGGCCATACGGCCCCCCGGACCAAGCGCCACCATCAGGGCAGCATCCAGCGGGCTCTGCGGCAGGAAGATGTCAGACGCCAACTGAGCCGCATCATAGCCTGCGCTGCGTAGAGCCCGAGCCTGCTCGGCGTTGGTTGACTCGGTGGTGCGACCCGTGTCGCGCTTCATGCGCTCGAGCAGGCGACGGTCATATTCCTCGTCGCTCATGACGTCACCACCCCTCGCATACTTCTGATGCAGATCGGCCAGCCCGCCTTCAGCGCGGTTCTCCCTTTCAGGCAGGAACACTTCGTCAGGGCTCAAACCGAGTTCGCGTGCCGATTGCAAAATTTGACGATATTTGCCGTCGTACAGAAGGCCGGGCTGGTTTATTGCCTCAATTGCTGATTCATAGCTTTCCGGCTTATTTGACCAAGCGCGCGTATAAGAATCCGGCGAACGGTCATTGTGCCTTGTTACAAGAGAGTATCTTTCGGGATCAGGCGTATCAACAGCATGCGGACCCACGCCGCTGCCCGGTTGCGTGATTCTGATGGCCCCTGCATCAATCAGACGCCGCGCATTGAGGGGGCGATAGGTCATAGTCTGTTGAAGGTCGTTAAATGCGGTATCGGGCAGGTCTTCGGGAAGGTATTGGCTCCAATCCCTGTTGACGCGGCCACCCTCGGCGCGGCTTTCCCTTTCGGGTAAGAACACTTCGTCGGGGCTCAAACCCAACTCGCGTGCCGATTGCAAAATTTGACGATATTTGCCGTCAACCAACGAACCCGGCGAACTCAAAGCGTTTATTGCAGAAGGGAGCGCGCTGGGTCTGTCAGCCCATCTTGGTGTAACGGATTCGGGGGAAACGTCGTTCCAACGCGATACTACGGAAAAACCTTCACCAGAAGGATCACCGGCAGGGTCAGTAATTCTAATGGCACCCGCATCAATCAAACGCCGCACATTCAAGGGGCGAGTCATTGTATTTTGACGGTCGCTGTAAGCACTTTCAGGCATGTCTTCGGGAAGGTAACGGCTCCAATCACTGTTGACGCGACCACCCTCGGCGTAGCCCATAGCCCGACCAATGCGGTCACGGGCTTCGGCGGCCATGATGGATTCAGGAGCCACGTCATACCGCGCGGCAAGCCTGTCCAGCACCATGGCGTTCAGTTGGTCCGCCGTCAGTTCCTCGCGCGGGGCCGGGCGCGGTGTGCGACGACGAGGAAGGCGGGTTGCCCGGACGTGATAATCAAAAGCCGGAATTGGAGTCGCCACACCAGGGACTTCAACAAGGTTACCACGGGAATACTTATGATCGAGTTCAGCCAAGCCGCCTTCAGCATAGCCGGGCATGCCAGCATTCCGCATGACGGTGGGCACATACGCCCGCGTCTCAGCAATGTCGGGGATAGCGTTACCGGCATCAGCTACCCGTCGAGGGCCTGCGTTGTACGCCGCCAGGGCCAGCGTCATGTCACCGCCAAACCGGTCAAGCTGCTGGCGCAGGTAACGTGCACTACCCTCAAGGTTCTGCACGGGGTTTGTGGGATCAACGCCCAGGTCTCGCGCCGTGCCGGGCATTAACTGCCCAAGCCCCAACGCACCGGCCCGGCTTACAGCATCGGGACGGAAACGGCTTTCTTGCTGCACCAGCGACAGGAACACATTGCGCGGCAGGTTGTAGCGTTCGGCCATCTCAATGGCTGTCGCCACATGTGGATTTTGCGGATTGAACCGCTCAGCAATTGGCGTTGCAGGCGCACCTTCCTGCTGCGGAATAACCGCCGGGGGAACAGGCGGCACCGGGAGGGCCTGGGCCTGCCCACGAGCCTGTGGCGCGGCCTGCTGGGGCGGTGGCGGGGGTATCACGGCAGGCGGGGTAGGCGGGATCGGTAGAGGCTGCTGACGCTGGCCACCGAACAGCGGGGCGGTGGGGCCCGCACGCCGCTCACGGGCGGAAGCAGCTATCGGGTCAAACGGGGCTTCTCGGTTTGCAGCATTAGACCGACGCATCTGCTCGAGCAGGCCGAGGGCGGTCATGCGGGGAGGGGCGTTGTTGCGTTCAGCCATGTTACTGATTCCTCACCATTTCACCTTGTCCGCCCAGTACGCGGCGCTCGACTTACCTTTAGCGATGTTCTCGCCATGCCTCGACTTGAAACTGGCGCGCTTCGCCTTCATGCGATCCGACTCACCCTCTTTCGGCTTGCCCGCAGTCTCTGCGCCCTGCTGGCCGAAATGGATGATCTTCTCTTTACCATCATAGCACGCCTTCACGACGTGCGACTTCTTCGGATTGTCCGGGGTGCGGCGCGGCTTGTTGCAAGCCATCGCGGCCTTGTCGACAGGTTTGCTCACTTCTTCTTCGCCGCCCGCATGTTGTCGACCAGATTCGGGTAGGGTCGACCGGCAGACTTGGCCATGGCCTTGGCCGATGCCTTGCGCTTCGGGGAGAGTTCCTTGCTCTCGCCCAGATCGGCGGGGCGCTTCTTGTCCCAGATCGGTTTCTTAGGCGGCATAAGGGTTCACCTTTTCACGTCGAAACTGGGGCGGCTCATCGCGTTCTCGAGCCTGGGGCAATTCAAACCATCGCTCATTCTTCAAAAACAGAATGGCCTGAGTGAATGTATCGACGTAATCATCATGTTCTGCAACCGGAAATTTGGCCAACTGCTTGATGCAGGCAGTCGCCCAGCTTACCGGCTGGCCCCTGTTCTTCCCGCTTTCAGGCACCCACACGAAACCTAGCTCCAGCGTCGGGGCGGCCTGATGGGCTCGGCTGACTTTGTCGGCCATGCCCGGATTGTAACCCACCGCAGGCACGCGGGCCTGCCGCAAATCTTGCAGTAGCGACTGACCGGACGCCTTGGCCTCGACCAGTATCCTGTCGGGCTTGCGCGGGCGGCGTATGCCGTCCTTCACGCTCGTCGCACCATACTCGGTGCTCCAATCCTTGATCGCCCGGGCGCGCAGGTCAGGATAGCTGAGGTGTTCGTCCCAGGCGTCGATCAGCAGCACGTTGCGCTGGCCTTGGTGCGTAAATACAGCCCAGACGGTGCAAGCCGTTGGATCGCCCGATGTTTTTTCGGTAAATGCGCAATCATACGATTGCAGGATGTACTCAAACTGCGGCAGCGGCTTGTCGGCGGGCCATAGCTGTATCTCAGACGTTTTGAGGATACCGCCCGCGCTTGGCGTCGGATCCTGCTGTAGCTGACCGGCGGTGCTGTACACGCCGAGCAATTGTTTCAGTTCAGTGATTTCTTTTGGGCCAAAACGCTCAGCGCAGATGAGTTCGCCTTTGACCTGGCGCGGATCATATGGGCCGAGCACTGTCCTGCGCCGCACACCATCCCATTCAGCCGGGATAAGCAGGTGTTCCCACCCACCGATGTCCTCGAGGATGTGGCCAGAGATGTCGCGCTCGTGCAGTCGCTGCATGATCGTGACCATCGCGTCTCTTTTGGGATCATTGAGCCGCGTCGACCAGACCACATCGAACCACTCGAGAGCCGATGCGCGGATGGCGTCAGACTGCGCTTCCTGGGCGCTGTGAGGGTCATCGAGGATCAGGCGGGAGCCACCCTCACCCGTCGCCGTGCCACCCACGCTGGTGGCCAAGCGATAGCCCGTCCTGTCATTTTCGAACCGTTGTTTCGCGGATTGATCGCTGCTCAGCGTAATCAAATGCCCCCACCGCTCCTGATACCAGGGCGACTGAATGAGCCGCCGGGCTTTGAGGTTGTCGCGGATCGAGAGGTTACCGCTGTAGCTGGCGCAGAGATATTTGTGTTCGGGGTTGGTCAGCCACTCCCACATCGGCCACATCACGCTGACGATAGTGGACTTCGAATGGCGCGGCGGAATGTTGATCAATAGTTTGCGAAGCTGCCCGGCGGTGATCGCCTCGAGGTGCTCGCATATTTCTTCGATGTGCCACGACGGCACGAACGGCACGCCGGGCTCGACGACGTGCCAGGATTGTCGCACGAACTCGTACATGCTGGCCGAGGCAGCGCGCCTCTCCTGCTCCCGCCGGATCATGTCGAGCATGACAGCGGGCGTCAGAAGCTTGTTCACGTCGAGCCCGAGGCTTTGCTCATCAGCATCTGCATGTTCTGGAGTTCGGCATCGCTCAGGTTCCGCAGATCAACAGCGGCAATGGCGATGGGACCGCCACCGGCACCGGTATGTTCCTGCTGAACTTTGTCGCCGTAATCGCGCGGAGCAATTGCCTTCGCGCGCCAGCGATAGTGATGAGCAAGTTCACGCGCGCGATCCAACTCAAACTTGTCGGGCGCGGCTTCAATAACGCGGGCGGCTTTCTCGTCCCAAAAACGCGCAGACCTCACTCTAGCTTCGCGCGCACGCGCGGAGCGCGCGGGATCATCTTCGATCCAAGTAAGTAATCGATTCAGACTGACACCCATCTCATCAGATATTTGCGTCATCGTGACGCCAGAGACGATCATGTCGCAGACCAAATCAATTCCAATTTCATCGCATCGAGCACGCGCAACAGGCTGGGCCCCTGCCTTCCGTCTCGTTATCATCTTAATGTCTGGCATGCCCCATCATATCCTGACCCCTTGCATCGCATCAAGCGGCAATGATAGCCTCATCGCGCCGGACATGGTGTCCGGTAATGACAACTCCCCGGCTCGTGAGCGCCGTCCACCCCCCGGTGGGCGGCGTTTCCGTTTACAGAACACCCATCAAATTCATGCAATTCGAATGCGCGGATTGCATCCGTGTAATTCGCGCATTCACCCCGCCGGAACCCGAAACCGGCCCCCAAACCGGGCATCGCAGGGCTCATTTTAGAGCCATTCCGCGCTTCAACGCTCCCATCAGAAATTTAGCACTCTTTTCCTAAATCGAATGCGCGGATTTGAATGCGCGCCCTATAGGAAAAACAAAAAACCGCGCATTCGAATTTCATGTATTCTTGTGACTGACGTCCTAGACACTTCGTTGCCTGCGGCGTTCCGGCTTGTGCCGGGAACGCCTCCAGCAACCCGCGTCGTAAGTGCTGCGGATCGAATGCGCGAGTTAGTGCGCGATTCGCGCATTCGATTCGCGCATTCGAAATTCATATAATTTTTTTTCGAAAAACGTCGAAAAACACTTTTCTTTTTTATCGCCTGCTGGTAAACAGATTTCAGGCAATGACGCCTCAGAAAGGATAACTCAGATGACCAACACCACCCCCAGCGAATTTATCGTCATGACCAGCAGCGCCAAGGTTTCTGGCAAGGCCAAGCAGTTTGGCCGCTACCGCAACGTGGCAGTGCTCGAGATCGAGCCCGGCACCCGCCCTGCCATGATCTCGGAGCGCGCCCGTGGCGTGCGCCGGATCGTCTGGCACAGCGGCGCGGTGAGCGTCGGCAAGACCGACAAATGCGCCTACGCCCGTGCCCAGCGCGAAGCCGAGGCCCTCGTCGCCAC